TTCAGGATGGCGAGAAGGTCGAGCGCTATGTTTATGACGGTCGAAAAATCAGCGTACATGAAACGACTAAGTAACAATGCTCGCCAGACGATGACGGCATAAGTCGCATATCCAGACCCGCCCCATGGCGGGTTTTTTGCGTCTTGTGCGATAATGCCGCATGATTGCCGAAGACCTCGAACGCACGATCAGGACCACCCTGGACGGGGCCGGGATTGCACAGGCTGAACACGTCGCCGCGTCGATCATGCGTGCGATCCGCGCCGAGTTTGAGGGTGAGTCGATCTACATCGACCGGCAGTGTAGCGCCCGTGTTGCCGAGCGGAACCGCATCATCGCCCGCGCGATTGCGGACAACGCCAGCATAGACCGGCTGGCGTCTCGATTTGGAGTCACGGCGCGCTTGATTCGCATGATCCGCGCGCAGTATAGACAAGGACGCATCACGCCGTAGGAAAATTTTTTTTTAATAGTTTCCAACCGCTTCCCTACCATATCCGGCATGAACAACATGCCGCGTCATCTTACGTTTTCCCCCGACATCACAGTTGACGAAACCAGCGGCTTGCCTACTGGTTTCAGCGGTATCGCCTATTCTGGCGGCGTAGTCCCGAACTACGGCTGGTATGGCGATTCAGCGATTGACATTGGCTCGCTGTCTATCCCCGACCAAATGTTTGCCCTGGTCAATCATGACCCTGATCAGCGCGCCGGGCATTGCCGAGTTTGGATCGAAGGGAATTCCATTCGAGTTGCTGGACAGTTCTCTAGGACGACCGAAGCTGGTAAATCCGTGGCAGGCGAATTCATGGAGAAAGCGCCCTGGAAACTGTCGGTGGGATTCAACGCGAATTCGGAAGAAATGAGTCCACCGCAAACGGTCAATATCAACGGCCAGTCTCTCACCCTATCCACGATATTCCGCAACGCCCGCATTCTCGAAGTCTCGTTCGTCCCCGCCGACGCCGATCCCAATACCATGGTGGCTGCTTTTGCGGCTCCCGACACCCCATCGCCAACCCCGCTACAGGAACCCCTATCCATGGCTGATGATACACGCCTTGCTGATCTGGAGCGCCAAGTCGCTGACTTGACCGTCCAGTTGTCGGCTGAAAAGACCCGCGCCGATGCCGCTGAAACCGCGCTTTCGACGTACCGCACCGATGCCCGCATGGCTGCCGTAAAAGTGCTGTTCAGCGACTGCGGCCTTGAATTCAGCGATGACAAGGCCAAGCCGTACCTTGACATGTCGGACCTGTCGTTTTCCGCCGTCTCCGAAGCGCTGAAAGCCAAGGCTCCCGCGCGCGGTGCCGACCCGTCGCTGTTTAAGCCGATGGCGACCGATGGCAAACAGCCTGCCGGTGAAACGGTCGTGCAGCTTTCGTCCGTCGATATTTATGCCGCTCGCCGCAAGGCGATGGGCCAGCGCTAAGGAATTCCCTATATGACTGCACAAACGCAAGCTCGCGGAACTGCTGAGTTCCTGCTTTCCAGTCTCGGCACTCTAAGCCTAGACGCCGTAACCCTGGCCAGTGGTAATAATCTTGTCGCCGGCGCGGTGCTGGGCGCGAAGACCAAGCGCCAAGCCGCCGCGCCTATCCCGACCATCGTGGGCACCGGCAGCGGCCTTATGTCCGCGTTGTCGTTCGGGCCAGATGTCAAGGTCGGTAGCTACGTCATCACTTTGACCGCCACCAGCTCCACCGCTGCTTTTACGGTTGTTGACCCGGACGGCGTATCGCTGGCCAACGGCGCGGTCGGCACCGCTTATTCCAGTTCGCATCTATCGTTCCTGATCTCGAACGGCGGCACCATGACCACCGGCGATGCTTATACCGTGGTGGTCACGGCAGCCGGTACGCCGGTCCTGGTTGGCACCGGCACAGGCGCGGTATCCGGCGTATCGCTGGGCAAGGATGCGCAGAATGGCACGTACCGAGTGCAACTGCTGGCCACCAGCCCTACAGCGGAATTTGAGGTTATCGCGCCCAACGGCAGCAAGCTCAAGCGCGGTCAAGTCGCCACTGCTTACACGTCCAGCCATGTGAATTTCACCCTGGCCAACGGCGGCACCATGACCTCGGGTGACTACTTCAACATCATCGTGGCGACGCATACCGGGCAAGTCGTAGCGTGGGACCCCACCGCGACGGACGGTTCGCAAGAGCCGGCGGGCATCCTGTATGCCGCGACCGATGCCACCTCGGCAGCGACGCCCTGCACGATTGTCGCGCGCATGGCGGAAGTCGAAGCCGCGCTGCTGGCATGGAAATCCGGCGTATCCGCCGCCGCGCAAGCCGCTTGCAAGGCGCGCCTGCTTCCGAAACTGAACATCTTGGCGCGCTAGGAGACCCTCATGGTTTGGGACGCATTCAATTCAAACGCCTTCGGCCTGACCTCGCTGACGGCCAGCATCAACCACCTCCCGTTTACCCCGACCCGCATTGCTGAGTTGGGGCTGTTCGAGGAGGCCGGCGTCAATACCGTCGATGTCGCGGTCGAGGAAATCAACGGCACCATCCAACTGTTGCCGGCCTTGCCGCGCGCGTCGGATGGGACCGTTATCACTCGCGACCTGCCGAACGCTCGCCCGATCCGGTGCCCGCATATCCCGGCCCGCGCCACGATCATGGCCGATGAGGTCCAAGGCGTGCGTGCCTTTGGGTCCGAGACGATGGCAGATACCGTCCAGAATCGCATCAACGAAAAGTTGGCCAAGGGTCGGCGCTCGATTGACTACACGATGGAAACGCACCGCGTCGCGGCGATCATGGGCAGCTATTACAACGCCAACGGCAGTACGACCAGCCTGTTTACCGAATTCGGCGTGACTCAGCAGTCGGTCGGAATGGTATTGCTGACTAGTACAACCAAAGTCCGCCAGAAGTGTTTCGACATCTTCAAGGCAATCAAGGCCGGCCTGGGCGGAATCCCCTATCGTGGCGTTCGGGTGTTCTGCGGCGATACCTTTTGGTCTTCGCTGATTGGGCATGAAGTCATTAATGCAACTTACCTGAACAGCCAAGACGCCGCCGCTGTTCGCGGGGACCCGACCAAGCAATTTGCATGGGGCGGTATTACCTGGGAATGGTATTCCGGTACGTCAGATTGCCTGATCCCGCTGACTGAAGCCTATGCGGTCCCAGAAGGCGTGCCGGGGATGTTCCTGACTCGCTATGCACCGGCGCCTTATGCGGAAACCGTCAACACCAATGGCCTCCCGTACTACGCGAAGTCGAAGATGATGGGTTTTGATAAGGGCGCGGAAATCGAAATGCAATCCAACCCGCTCAATATCTGCACGATCCCGCGCGCGGTCATCAAGCTGACTGAGACCTAAGCCATGGCCTACGCCAGTGCCGCCGATTTTATTTCCGCCTTCGGGGAAACTGAATGGCTTCAGTTGACCGACCGCGATCTTGATGATGTCAGCGATACTGGTGTTGGCGATGCCGCGCTGATTGCGGCCAGCGATACCGTGGACCGTTACGCGAGTGCGATCTATGCGGTTCCGCTAAGTCCAGTGGATGCAGTCGTTAAAAGCATCACGCTGGCCTTGGCGCGGTGGGATTTATCGGGCAATGCCGCGTCCGAAAGGAAAACGGAAGGGTATAAGGAAGCCAATAAGCGACTCGCCGATATTGCGTCCAAGCGGCTATTGCTTTCAGCCGCGAAGATTTCCACAGCGAGTAGTGACGGCACAACCGGATCATCGGGCGGCATGGCGTATTCGACGCCAAGCGACGGGTTTACCGCCGCTCCAGGCATTACGAGTTATCTGTAATGGCTCAGCCGTACTTGTTGCCGGATTACATTTTTGACCGAATTGATGCGGCTGGATTGGATGCAAGAATTCGGCATATTGCCAGTCTTCCAGCAATGGCCGATCAAGCGCAACCGGCACCGGCCATTTACGTGTTGCCAGTGCGAATTTCAATCGCCGATGAAGAGGTAGTCACTTCGCCAATCTTCCGCGAATCAGCGATGGTTGCAATAGCGACTCGCTATGTCAATCAAGTAGGCGGTGAAGGTGCAAGACAATTTGCGGCACCGCTCATGAGTAGCGTGATTGGCTTACTGGCTGGATGGCAACCGGCTAGCGATTACACGCCGTTGCGTTTTGAAACGCCTGTCGAACAGCAATATATTCTGGGCTTTGGGTATTATCCGCTCCAAGTCTATTCTCTTTATGAGGTGTCATAATGTCCTTACTCACGAATCAAAAGCTGAAAATCGAAGCGGCGGCAACTCCTTTTGCGTTCGCCGCGATGACCGATTCCGGCGATCATCTAGTGTTCTCGACCACGAACAAGCCGTGGAGCCGTGCCGACTCTGAGCCAGTATTTGGCGGCTATGGCGTCATTACCGGTGGCGCGGTGACTCCCGCAGTCAGCGGAACCGATAATCTGGTGGACGCGGCGGCAGTGGAATTGTTCGCGCCTGGCATGACCGGTGCCAGTTCGACAACTGGTAAAATCACGGTCGCCGCTGATACTGATTTGTCCTGCACTCGCGGGTCTTCGACGAACACGCATATCATCAATTCCATCACGGTCGATACCAGCGGCGCTTATGCGGTAGTGGCTGGAACCGCGACAACCGCTTTCAGTGACACGCGCGGCGCTTCCGGTGGCCCGCCTTTTATTCCGGTCGGTTCGGTCGAGGTGGCTCAGGTCCGCTTGACCTCGATCACGTCCGCGCCGATTACCGCCGATGAAATCTTTGCCGCCCCCGGAGTCCACCAGGAACGGTACGACAACCCTGATTTCACGCCCGACTATCTGCGCGGTACGCTGACCTTTACTTCCGCGCTCCCGCTGATTCATACCGGGTCTGTGGCGAAAAAGGTCTATGTACGCGGTGCGGTTCCCATTGTCAGCGACTTGATTGACGTGAAAGACTGGGTTCCTTCCGAAGCCAGCGACTCAGTGACTTCTGATACGAACTATGACCGCACGATTGCCGCGTCCATTTCGTCTACGCTGAACGCGGCGACGTTTACGATGGCCATGAAAGACGGTGTGACTGATTTCATCCTGAGTCTTATTGGAAAAAAGGTCATCCTGAAGTTCTACCCGAACATCAACGGGACCGCGTACCAGTTGACTCAAGGGTATTTGAGCAAGACTCGCGCATTTCCCGTCAAGGGCAATCCGACCGCCAGCTTTACCGTTGCGGCGGAACAGGCGAGCGTCGATTTCACGTCCTGATCTTTTTTTCAGAGTGTCCACGGGGCACAAGGCAGGGAGTCCCGCGCTTTGTGTCCCTTTTTTATCGAATAAGGAAACCTCATGGCTTTTGATATTGACAGATTTTTGCGCGATGCGCCGCTACTGACAGCGCCGACCAAAAAGGTTCGAGTGCCAGAACTCAAGCATTGGTTCCCAGAAGGTGAGGAACCGGATTGGGAAGTGCGTGGACTCACCGGCGATGAAATAGCGCGGGCCAATGATGTCAATAACCGTATTGAAGTCCTACGGGATGCCATGGAAGTAATCGCGTCTGCTGTTAGAAGCAATCGCGGCGAAGCCCTGAAGGAAATCATGGGCCTTAGTGATGTACCGAACGATCTTGCAAGGCATTTCGATCATTTGATGTACGGTAGCGTTAATCCGCAAATCTCGCGCGAGGCGGCAGTCTGGATATTCAAGCTATATCCAGTGCAAGCCAAGTCACTCATTATGGAAATCATGTTTCTCACGAATAACGGGCCAGACTTGGGAAAGCTGCAAGACTCTACAGTGACCCAGACATAATCTATGCCTTGCATCTATGCGAACGGAAAAACCGATTCTTGTTTGAAGTTCGTCCAGATATATTTCCAGGCGGTCGATTGTGTGCTGTAGAGCTGAAGTTGTGGGATATGTTCATTGCTGATTTAAATGAATCAAGGCAGAAATAAGTGGCTGATCTACAAAGCATCATCAAGATTATCTTCAGCGGCGACGATCAAGTCTCGCAAACCGCTGGCAATATCTCTAAGCAGTTATCTGGTATTGGGGATATTGCTACCGGCATTGCCACGCCTTTTGCGGACCTCGCTAATAAAATCCTGATTCTTGATGCGGCGGTATCCGCTGTTGCGCTCGTCATTGGCGTTAAAGCGGTGCAGGCTTCCAATGAATTCAGTGCCGGCCTTGCTGATCTTAACCGTTTTTTAAGCGAAGGCGAAGGAAGCGCGCAGCAATACAAACAGCAATTTGATGATCTATCGGTTAAGTACGGGACGAACGTCAACGACATTGTAAAGTCAACGGCTGACTGGCGGGCCGCTAATTTCGATATTAAGACCTCGCTAGAACTCACAAAGATTGCGCTTGATTACTCCATCGCTGGCCAGATTACAGCGGGTGAAGCGACTGAGACTTTAAAGAAAATAGTCTCTGGAATGGCGATTGAAAACGACAAAGTAGTCGAATCATCGAAGCGCATGGGTGATGTCCTCAACTTTGTAGCAGATAGCTCAAAAACTAATTTCAAGGAGATTGCTGCTGGTGTTGCTTTAATAGCGCCAAGCATATCAACCAGCGGCGCATCTT